AAACGAAGATGGTGTGGCTATCACAGTCACTATGGGCGGTGCTGCTGGTACAGGCACTATCGAAGTAACCATTAAGTATGTGGTTGACTAATTAGGTTGGGGCGGTTCGCCGCCCCTTCTTTTACAGGATAGGTTAAAATGGCTAGTACAGTTGATATTGCAAACTTTGCGCTAAACAATTTAGGCGCTTCTAATATTACCTCATTAGATGAAAACAGTAAGGCGGCGCGAGTTGTAAACCAACGCTACGAGTCGGTAAGAGATGCAGTCTTTCGAGCGCACCCCTGGAACTGTTTAATCAATCGCGCAAGTTTAGCACAAGAAACAACAACGCCAGCTTTCGGATATGCTTTTCAATATGCTTTGCCAACAGATCCTTTTTGCTTGCGAGTGCTAGAATTTAGCAATGGTTCTTTATCATATCCGCAAGACAACATTACAAATAACACTGGTGGCCCAGTGTTTGTTATAGAGGGTCGTAAACTTCTAACGGATGAAGGTACAGCTCAGATTAAATATATTGGTCGCGTAACTGATACGCAGCTATATGATGCTAGTTTAACTGAAGCGTTAGCTGCTAGGTTGGCTGCTGAGATATGCTACGCGATTACAGGCTCTACAAGCATGGTGCAAATACAGACTTCTCTGTACGAAGCCAAAGTAAACGAAGCACGATTTAACGATGCAACAGAGGGCGCAACGCAACGCCTAGAGGCAAGCGACTTTATTGAAAGCAGGTTCTAATGGCACGTTCAGCACCAGCGTTTAGCTCGTTTACAGCAGGTGAGATTAGCCCAAGGCTAGAAGGGCGTACCAATATAGAAAAGTATCGTGAAGGTTTATCAGATCTTACGAATATGATTGTGATGCCTCATGGCGGTGTCACCAGACGTCCAGGCACAGAATATCTTGGTGAGGTCAAGAGCAGCTCTGTTAAGACAAGGCTTATACCATTTCAATTTAAAACATCAGATACTTACATATTAGAGTTTGGAAATCAAATCATGCGTGTTTTTCGCAATGATTTACAAGTTTTAAGTAGTTCTGCAAAAACGATAACAGGAATAACTAAAGCTAATCCAGGCGTTTTAACTAGTAATAGTCATGGTTTTAGTAATGGAGATGAAGTCTTTATTGATAATGTTGGTGGCATGACAGAGTTAAATGGTCGTAACTATCGAATTGCAAACTCTTCAACTAATACATTTACGCTTACAGATTTGTTTGGCGCTGCAATAAATACAACAAGCTTTACAACATTTACATCGGGTGGAACAGCTACAGAGATATACGAAACTGCTACACCATATGCTGAAGCAGACTTGTTTGATCTTCGTTTTGCTCAATCTGCTGATACAATGTATATTGTGCATCCCTCTTATGATATACGCACATTAACAAGAACGGATCACAATGCTTGGACATTTGCTACACTTTCTATCACTGGATCTCCCAGCCCTGCATTAAGTGGCGCAAACAATAGGCCTAGTGTTGTGTCTTTCTTTGAGCAACGGTTAGTGTTTGGAAATACCAATAATAATCCGCAAACATTATTTTTTAGCAAAAACGGTGATTATGATAATTTTACAGTAGGCACAAATGATGATGATGCTTTGATATACACAATAGCGTCTAATCAGGTGAATGCTATTCGTTTTCTCTCAGCAACAAGAGTTTTGACTGTGGGAACGTCCGGCGGTGAGTATGTTCTAACATCTACAAACGATGGGCCAGTAACACCAACAACGACACTTATTCGTAAATATTCTAACTATGGCACAGCTCAAATAGAGCCTGTTCAAGTTGCAGATGTTACCTTGTTTGCCCAGCGCGGTAAAAGAAAAATACGTGAATTTAAGTTTGTCGGTGACGTTAATACAGGAGGCTACTCAGCTCCTGATATGACTATCTTAGCTGAACATGTGACTGAAGGTGGTTTGGTGCAAATGGCCTACCAGCAAGAGCCTGATAGCATTGTATGGTGCGTTAGAGCTGATGGAACATTAGTTGGATTAACTTATAGGCGAGAAGAAGAAGTTGTTGCTTGGCACAAGCATATTATTGGGGGTAGCTTTGGATCTGGTCAGGCAGTAGTAGAAAGTATTGCAACGCTACCTACTGATACAGGTGAAGATGAATTGTTTATGATTGTAAAGCGTACAATTAATGGCGTTACAAAAAGGTATGTTGAAAAACTAAAAGTATTTGATTTTGGTAACAATACAACAACAGCATTTTTTGTTGATAGCGGTTTGCCTTATAGCGGCAGTGCTACAACAACGCTGTCAGGTTTGTATCATTTAGAGGGCGAAGCGCTGCAAGTTTTAGGGAATGGTGCATCTCATCCTAGTAAAACTGTTAGCAATGGTGGGATTACTTTAGATTTTTCATCAACAACGGCGGCTGTTGGCTATGGATTTGATAGTACAATGCAAACGCTAAGAATTGAATCTGGATCTGTAGACGGTACAAGCCAAGGCAAGCCAAAGCGTGTGCATGGCATAACTGTACGTTTCTTTGAAACTGTAGGTGCAGAAGTTGGTAATGACAGCGGTGAAGTCGATAGAATATTCTTTA